TTTGCAATCGTCACAGCAGGGTGCTGGTGCAGCGCAGTTCGGCGCTGGTGCCATCAACCAGGCAATGATGCAGAACGCTGCAGCGCAGAATGAAATGCAACGCTACAACGCAAGCCTGGCCCAACAGTCTGACCTTGCCAACCAGCAAGCCTACGCTGCCGCCAATGCTCAGCGACTGGCTGCAGCAGGGCAGCTAGGTGCCTTTGGGCAGCAGCAGCAGAACCTGGGCCTCACAGGCGCACAGGCCGTAATGGGCGCAGGGCAAGCACAGCAGCAATTCACTCAGCAGCAGCTGGATGCACTGCGCGGGATTGGTGTTGAGAAGCTGGGCATTGCTCAATCTGGATTGTCAGCATCACTGCCAAACCTTGGCGGCAGCACCTCACAACCAACCTACAAGAACCCATTGTCCAGCGCACTGGGTGGTGCTGGATACGGTTTCCAACTTGGCTCTGGCATAGGTGCAATTGGCGGTCCTGCTGGTGCTGGCATTGGTGCATTGCTTGGCCTTTTGAGCTAGGAGATAAACATGGCTGAATTTAATCTTGAAGGGCTGCTGGGCAACGTCTTTGGCGGCGGTGGAAACTACCTGGACGAGTACCTGACGCCAGAGCAGAGGGCTGCAATGCAGCGCAATGCCATGCTGGCAGCGTCAGCAGCCTTGCTCAAGGCTGGTGGTGAAAGCACCCGGCGTATTGGCATTGGTGAGGCACTAGGTGGAGCGTTTGAGGCAGGCCAAGCCGGGTACGAGAAGGCGCAGACGGGTGCATTGACCCAGATGTCGTTGAAGCAGAAGCTGGACGAGGCGAAAAGGGCCAAAGACTTAAATGCCCGACTTGCTGGAATCATGGGGGCATCAGCAACTGGTGAGATGGAATCACCACAGACAACAGCCAACCAACTGATGCAGGCTGGACGGGCAGCAATTCAAGCTGGAGACTTTACCAGAGGCTTTGACTTTTACAGGCAAGCCAGAGAAGTAAACCCTAGGGATGAGGTGCAGGGTGCGCCATTTGAGGGAACTGATGCAGAAGGCAAACCAATAATGCTTCAGCAAATGAAGAGTGGCGCTGTACGTCCACTGGCTGGATATGGCGCAAAGCCAGAAGCGGCTGCTGCGCCAATTGAGGTTACTGGTCCTGACGGTAAACCTATGCTGGTGACACCTCAAAGAGGCGGTGTATATACACCAGTTGTTGGGTATGGACCTAAACAAGAGGCTTTAACACCTGAAGAAAAGCAGCTGCAGAGAATGGGACAGCCGTTTAATATGCAAACCCTTGCGGCTTTGAGAAGGGCTGGAGCAGCGCCAGCAGCGGATAAGGCGCCTACGCTCACAACAATTGTTGACCCTACAAACCCAAATCAAATGCTTTCGATTGATGCTAGGCGGTATAGCGGTGGGGGTGTTGGGTCGCCCGGCGTCTTAGGCGTTTCTGGCAAAGAGCCTGGAGCGGCCACAAGGCAAGTTAAAACAGAGGCTGGTAAATCACAACTTGCGGATGACCTTTCAAATTTAAGAGCGTCATTTTTGGCTCTTGACACAATGAAGTCTATACCAAGTACGCAGCGCAGCGCTTTGTCAAACATAACATCTGGCATCTCTGCCAGTGGGATAGGCCAAAGAGCAGGGCAACTCCTCGGAACCGAAGCCCAAGTTGAGCGCGACGTTATCAATAGCGCCCGTAGCCGGTTAGTCAACTCTATTAAAAACGCCACCGGAATGTCTGCTCAGCAACTTAACTCAAATGTCGAGTTGCAAACCATGTTGAGGTCTATTTCTGATCCTGGGCACTCAATTCAAGCTGCGCTGCGAATTATTGATGACATTGAAAAAGCCTACGTTACGGGCAGCGGCATGGCACCCCCTGCAGCAGCAAGTCAAGCTCCTGCTGCACCAGCAGCAGACATTAGCCAACAACGCCGAGACGCAAATGCAGCAATTGCCAAAGGGGCGCCTGCTGCTGCGGTTCGTCAACGCTTCAAACAAAACACGGGTCAGGAGTTGTAAATGACTACCGGATATGAAGACCTAATTCCTGTTTCTGGGTATGAAGACCTCATACCAAAAACCAAAACTGCGAGGTCAGCGTCTACGCTAGACGTAGCAACCAGCGCGCCCTACAAAGCTCTTGCTGGGACAGCGGATATGTTTTTGAACGCGCCGCAAAACATCATCAACCTAGCAAAAATGGGATACGGCGTTGCAGGTACTGAACTTGGCGGGGCAAAATTTCTTGGTAGCCGGTTTGCCCCAGAAATTACACCCCCGCCAAATTTTGCAACCAATGCTTTGACGCGCATGGGCCTTATTCGCGAAACGCCAAATATGACGCCAGAGCAGCGAGTGCTTGATGTCGGTCTGCAGTCTGCTACCGGCGCGGTTCTTAACCCTGCTAGATCGTTATCAGAGCTAGGCTCAACTGCGTTTAAAAACCTTTTGGGTGGTACTGCCGGGCAAACAGTGTCCGAGGCTACAGACAGCCCTATGCTTGGTTTGGCGACTGCAATGGCCACGCCAGGTGCAATGACAGCCGCCGCGCAGCAACGTCAGCTTGCGCTGCAGGCCCAGCAGCAAGCCAATGCTGTGCGCGACGCTACGATTCGTTCTGCTCAACAAGCTGGTTTTGTAGCCACCCCCGGAAGCATTACGCCGTCAGGTCAAAATGTTTTGCTTGAACGGTTGGCCGGAAAAACTAGGCTAGAACAGTTAGCGTCTTCTCGCAATCAAAGCACTGCCGATAGACTTGCGCGGCAAGCCGTTGGCGTACCAGAAAATACACCCCTTACTTCTGAAGCGATGCAAGCAGTTCGCGCTCAAGAGTTTGCAAAAGGATACGCCCCAGTAAATCAAATTGGGCCAATACAAACTGACGCTACGTTTCGGGCCGAGTTAGCCAACTTGTCAAACAAATTTACCGGCCAAGCTAAATCTTTTCCAAACGCTGCCCCAGACAAAGTTAAAACAGAAATAACAAATTATCAAGTTCCTATTTTTGATTCTGCTGACGCGCTTGAGGCATCTAAGGCATTGCGCGAGCAAGCCTCGGTTAATTTTAGGGTAGGCGAAAATGCATTGGCAAAAACTCAAAAAGCAATTTCTAGAGCGTTAGAAGACCAAATAGAAAGAAGTCTCGCCACCGCTGGAAACCCTAACGCGCAAGCAATGCTTGACCAATTTCGCGCCTCGCGTCAGCGCATGGCGATTAGCCACAGCATAGAAGACGCTGTCCGCGAAGGCAGCGGATCAATAGACGCCAAAAAATTTGCAAGAGATATTCAGTCTGGAAAATATCTTAGCGGTGAATTGAAAACCATAGGAGAGTTTGCTAACGTCGCGCCAAAGGTAAACCAACCAGTTGGTTCGATGGGGACGCCAGGCGCCGGTTCTGTTCTTGGCCGCACAGGAACTGGCGTTGCTGCCGGAGGACTCGGCCTTCTTACTGGAGGGCCGTTGATGGGCTTAGCAGCGGCAGCAGCCCCAGAAGCTACGTCTGCATTAGCAAGACAATATTTACTGTCTAAATTCGGCCAAAGCAGGGCGCTACCTAACTACGCTGCGTCTGATTTTATGGCCCAAGATGTTGTCAATCCAAAGTTAAGACAAGCTCTCATGGGCACAACTTTTGTAAACAACCAAAATATTCTTTCGCCAGAGCAAGAGGAGCTTTTGAGGCTGGGAAGACTTAACCGATAACTTTTGAAGGAACCACAATGAGCAAGCTATTTCGGGACGACAACGGGCAACTGACCACCTTTGGCGCGCTTGGCACCACCCAGGTGATGACGGTGAGCGCCACCAGCGTACAGTCAACGGCAGTAGCAACAGGCGTCACCATACTGCGCCTGGCGAATGGCTCTGCAGCGCACTGCCACTTTGCCATAGGAGCCAGCCCTACCGCCAGCCTGACCACCTCACCGATGCTGCCAGCGAATGCCGTGGAGTATGTGGCCTGCGCCTCTGGTGACAAGGTGGCTGTCATTCGGGGCGGTACTGCCACCGATGTGTCAATCACGCAGATTTCGTAGGCGGTACGCCTCAATGGCGTCCTTGAGGTCGCCGCGCAGTTGCTCAAGCTGGTCCTGCTGCTGCTGGAGCCGCAGGTAAGCCTCAAGTGCGAACTTGTCCAGAGTCGCCCGGTCCCAGGTGTTGAATGTTGGTGTCATGGGTGTGGACAATCATCAGGCACAAACGCCAAGCAATGCACACCAGCGTACTTGGTCCGGGTTTTGATCCAGCGGTCGATGTAAGTGTCAGGCATCAGCGCCAAGCTGCGGCTGATTTGCGAATTAGGAACGCTGAGAGCAATCGCCAGCTCACTGGCTGTCATGCCATCAGGCGCCAGGGCCAGGGTATCTCGGATGCGTTTACTTAAAACGGTGATTGTCATTTGTTCTTACTCCGTCAGCGGCTCTTGCACTGGCAGGGGTGGGGTGGTGTAGAGTGGCTCAAACACCTCATTTTTAAGCCGCCAATATTTTTTACTTAAATCCACAACATGGGTGGTGTAGAGCCAATGCCCGTCTTTTGGGTCTTTGAAACGCCACGCCACCGGCTCCTGCGCTGGCTGTGCTGCGGGTGGTGCGGTGTAGAGTTTTGTGCCAACTGCCAAACGCTGATTAAATTCGCATTTGAATCCGTCATTATTAATTTTTACCACTTCGCCAACAGGCTCCTGCACTGGCTGTTCCAGCGTGTTGCGGAGGGCATTGGCTGCCAGCTGCCGGATGTAGGGGTTATCACTCTCCAACGCCTCCAGCGCCTGCTGAGCGGCTTTTCGTAAGTCAGTCATGTCCCCTCCTTGATGTGTTTCAACAAACGCGATGTAACACCAAAATTACCTTGTGCCATACACTTTGCCATCGGGTCTGCTTGATTTTTTACAGTCCAAGGTTTTTCTTTGTCAACAAAACAAAGTTCTTGGCTGTCGTTTATCAATCCAATGAAAAACCGAATGCTGTCATTTTCAACTTCATCACCTACCCGGAAGGTGGTTTCGCCTGTGGGGTTTTGAAGATAAGTTACTGCGCTCATGTCCCCTCCTTGATGCCGTGGGCGGCTTCGGTGGCACGAATAAGCGATTGTGCGTATTCAAATGAAGGTTTGCCCTTGTGTGTTGTTTTCATATAAACTTTTTCTTCAATAGCGGTCATTGCATTTAATGTCAGCGGCTTGCGCTGTGCTGCGGGTGCGGGTTTTTGCACATCGTCAATCTCGCCGCAGTGGTAACACTGCCACGCCCAACAACCTTTTTCAGAGTGACAAAAACGACACGCTACAGGCCCCTGCACTGGCGGTGCTGGCTGAAAGTTCGGCTCTGCGTCTTGAATTAACAAAATTAAACCGTGTTTGCTGCCTTGGTTTTCTTGAGCCAGCGTGACCGTGCCAAAAAGACGGGAGTCGCTATCGTGTTCGCCCGTGCTAACGTCGATTGACACTTCCATGCCCTCGACCAGCGCGGCAATGTCTGTCGGCTCCTGCACTGGCTGCTCCGTATTAGTGTTTTTAAATGCAGTATTTTTAAGTGTCATTTCAGTTCTCCTTTTCAATTGGCACATCGCGCCATTCGCCAAGCGGGTCACCTGCAATTGATGCTGTGTATTGATCTGCACTGCTTTTTTCTAACCATTGCGGGAGAGTGCGGCCAGTAGAAAAACCCGCTGGGTCGTCATAAACAGTTTCAACGCGCTCGCCAAACCGCAGTTTGAATGTTGGTTTCATTTCAGTTCTCCTTCTGCTTTGGCTGTGCCCGGCACAACGCACTTAAGATCAACTGACTCGCTGTAGTACCCGTTTGACGTACCAAGCCAGCGGATATCAACCCAGCCTTTAAGGGTTGCTAGCTTGTAAAACGTCCAAGTAAAACTTTCTCCATAATGGTCATCGGGGTCGTAGCTTTCATGAGTCTGGTTAGACACTTCCTCGGCTACCAGGATGGGCGTACCCACGAGGTCGGCCAAGTCGCCTACGATGCTCTCAACACGAACGTGTTCACAACAATTCTGATCGTGGTGCATCACGTAGATAGCGCCGTCAGCGCAGACAATCTCAATCACATCATCACCGGGTTTTATGGAAACGAAAGTTTTGCCCACTAAATCGGCAAAGGCGGCTTTTGGCGTATCCCATTCAAGACTGTAATTTTTCATGATTGGCTCCTTGCTCTGATAGCAGCGGCGTATTGCTCATCGCCGTACTCACCTTGTGCTTCACACACCTTCGCACAAGCCTCGCGCTCGGCAGCGGCAGCGAGGTTGGCAAAGCGTTTACACCATTCATCAAAAGGCCCTTGCGTAAGTGGGCCAGCTTTCCGCGCCAGCTTCATGACGTCGTCTTCGGTCATAACATCCCCCACAAGAATCCAGCCAAGCCAGCAATGCCTGTCACGGCAAAAAGCGCCAGAATGCAGGTGGCAATCAAGTGCATCCAGTTGGCGAGTTCATAGTCGTCGTTGTCATTCATAGCGTTACCTTTCTTGTCTTGAGTCCACGGTGCGTGTAGCACTGCACTGAGCCATCCTCCAGCAGTTTCCAGCCTGCGTTCTCGCCGCACAGCCGCTGAATCTTCTCTTCCGCTGTGTCCACTCTCGCATCATGCTCAGATGGACCATCCAGCAGGTAAGCTGCTGACATGACCAGGGCCACCAGCACTGCCGCCACCCAGTTCATGGTTGCCTCCCAAACTTCAGCAGCTCCAACCGTTCCCGGCTGGTGCGTAGGGTGCAGTAGCGTTGGTGGATGCGCTCCAGCATCTTCACACGCTTGTGCACCAGCTTCTCCTCCTCCAACATAGCCAGCAGTTGCTCCTCGCTGTACTCATTAGCTTCCTGATGAAATTTTCTCCAGCTCTTCAATTCTTTTCTCCAGTTCGGCGATGCGAGACACCACCTTGTTGTAGACCCGAGACGCGCTGTTGTGCGTCCGGGTGCGGATGATGAGTTCAGCCTGCGCTGCCCTCAGTCTTGCCTTCAGTTGTGTGAGTCGGGTCACTTTAACGCCTCCAGTGCGATGTCAGAAATGGCGCGTTTGTCATGGAGCGCCGCCCATATCTTTTCGTCAACCGTTTTGTTGGCCACCATGACGTAGCACCACACGTCGTGCCGCTGGCCGCTGCGGTGCAGGCGCCCGATG